CGCACGGCGGCGGTATTATCCAGGACATACTGGAGACAACCTTCCCAGGCCTCTTCACGTCTTCCGGCATCCAGCAGGGCCTTCAATCTGTTAAACACGTCCGGTTCAATGCCGTCGCAAATGCCGCAAATCTCCCACTTGCCGCCCTTGTCGGCGGCGGGAAGGCGGGAAACGCGCAGGGAATCCGGCCCGGTAACGCGGCTGTCTTCAAAGCGGAGGATGGCCGCAGCCATCTTTCTTTCTGTAGTATTCATTCGTTCAGATTGTCGATAAGTTGCACAAGCCGCTTGCCTTCCACGGTGTAGCAATGACACTTGGCATGCAAATGCCACTCATTGAATTGAGCCAGGAAAAAAGCGGCGTCTCTTTCGGTAAGAAAAATTTTCATCCACTGCTCCTTTCCGGGTTCGTCCACAATGAGTATGTACAGGGTAGGCATGCGGAAACTATTGATTATTAACTAAAGGGAACTTGTAAGAAAAACTTTACAGTTGGTGTTATCGTCCGCACCGAGAAAAGTACAAGAGAATGGCCAGTGCAGTGAGCCATACCCCGATACCATATCCAGGTTCCCCTATACACATGAGGGTAAATCCCAAAACTGTTGCTGATAAAATGGCCATTAACGACAGAAAGAATTGTTCTTCATTCACTTTTCCAGCTTCCTTTCTATGTTTTCGATGCGCACGGCAAGCAGTTGAATCGCCTTGGCCGTCTCCACCTGGGCCTGCGTCTGCATGGTCATCAAATCACAAAGGCGGTCATTGTGGTGGCTGACCACCTCCCCGATGTACCAGCATGCCCCGCCGCATATCGTCAGCGACATCAGGACGCAGGCAAACACGGGGGAAGCCTTGGCAAAATCCAGGAAACGCGCCGGTACTTCGGAGAGCTTACACATGGCCTTATTTCTTGGAAGGTACGATCTGAACAACGGGCGGAACGTCCGTTTCCGGCTGGGCCTGGCTGTAGGAAATATGCCCCTGCTCAATGACGAGGCAGGATCCGTCCTTACAGACCACCGTCTTTTCCGGCGTCACGTCCACGGAATGGCCGCAGCCCTGGAACAGGGAAAAACCAAGAGCACCAACAGCGGCGTAGGCCAAGCCCAGCAGAACCTTTTTCCACCAAGTGGACGCGCCGGAAGCCTTGAGGCCGAGATAGGCCCGAACATCTTCCAGCGCATGCTTACCGATGATCGGGAGGGCAGTATTTGCTACGGCAATCCATCCTTGTTGTTCGTTTTCCGTCAGGTCTGCCCAGTGAGGGATTGGAGTGTTGGACTCATTGTGTGCCTGGGCTGCATAGTACATGTGCATTTCTCTGGCGATAGCCTCGGCATGATTGCATTGATTATTAGTAGTCATATGATTATGTTGTTATTGGTAGAGGTAGTGAAGTAATTGAAAAACTCCACGGCGGCGGGGTCGGTCAGGATAAAAGCCGGGTAGTCCGAGACTGTAAAAATCCTGCGGCCTTTGGTCTCCGCATGGACGGCCTCAACGGTCAAAGATACCGCATCAATCATTGTATAGGCACCATCCTCCGCAAGGGTCAGGACATCTTTTCCCAGCCTTGCCCATACCTGGACGGCTTGCCAGTCCTCACCCAATCCCACCAGCGCAGCAACTACGGACTCCATTGCCGGAGCCTGTTCCGCTGGTATCTCGTCCGCTGTGTAGCGGTCTGTCCGGGTGTAACCTCCAGCGTCCTGATAAATGGCCGTCAACGTGAATTCCTGCCAGTTGCCGGGCCGCGGGAACTGAATTTGTATTTCTGCGTCGTTCATGATTAGAGAGGTATGTTAATATCTTCAAAATCCGCCGTTTCCTCGGATTCAATAGCATTGACGGCCATTGCTTCCAATGCGTGATAGGTTGGATTGGTCAATCCATTGGCATAAAGGTGCCTGGTGCCTGTGCCCGCGTCGGCTGAAAGGGCATATGTTTTCTCATTGCGCGCGTCGATAATCAGGGTGCTTACGCCTGTTCCTGCCTCGAAATTGATGAAGCCGCGGAGAGAAGCTATCTTGAACAGGGTATTGGTACTGCCGCCTCCCAGCTCCATATAAAGAGCCGCCTTTTCCTCCCGCTCTTCTATACTCGGTTGCCCGCTCTGCATGAAAATAAGCCTGTTCAGCCCGTTCGGCATCAGCTCATTATGGCCTACCGGAAGAAATACGGTTGTCGTCTTCACCTGCCAGTGTCCAACGGACTTTACATAAAAAATTTCCCTTACTCTGATTTCATACCCCTTGCGGACAGTATCGTAAGGAGTATTGATGGTAACATCTACGATTTCCCCATGGTTGACGGCCAGATTATCGCCCGGAATCATGGAATAAGAATCCATCGTCAACCCGGTTCTGTTGGTTTTTGAGCCGCGGCCTAAGCCAAAAGTAAATTTAGCGAAGGCTGTCGCGCTGACCGCAAGGGAAAATCCGGCTATGGAACTGTAATTAAATTGACCGTTAGGCCCTATCAGGGGAATAACCGCTGACCCGTACGCATTGGACCCGGCAGAAGCTGCGCCCACTGAAAAACGTTGCATCAACCCGGCAAGAGTACCGTTGGAAGCTTTAGAAATGGAACCCGCGACTGTGATCGAACTGGAATTAAGGTATATAGGCTGAATCAACGCCTGTACGGCTCCTGCCAGACCCATAGCCAAAAAGCGATTAACCGCCGTCGTGTCCGTTGGTGCCCCCACGGCAAGCGGGATGTTGATGCCTCCATTGGCATTGACGACCGCGTCAAACGTGCCTCCCGCGGCGGTGATATTGCCGGGAAGCGTCATGTTGCCGGATGCATCCACCTGCGGCATGGCCTCAAGGGCCTGTTGGGCCGCCGTCGCGGAGTTAGCCGACTCCGTGGCGGATGTCGCGGCATTAGTCGCGGCCATATTGATGCGTCCCTCCGCCTGATCTATAGCCTCTTTAGCGGTTTCGGCACGCTGGACAAGGGGCGTAATCGCCCCCACCGCTCTCTCCTGCGCCGTTTGCACGGCGGCAACGGCATCCGTTCGTGCGCCGGCTATATTCTGCTGCGCGGTCTGTGAGGCACGACCCACGGCAAGCACGGAATCGGCTTGCTTGTCCTGTATGGCAGTAACAGCCTCATTCCTGGCTTCAATAATCTGTTGCTTCCCATTGCTGACCGTTTCCGGCCAGGTGGCGGCCAGCGACTCCACAGCCGTTTTAGCGTCATTGGCGCTCTTGGCGTCACGGGCTGCGTTAGTTGCGGACGTGCCGGCGGCGGCCTCGGAAGCGGCGGCGGCCCTTTTGGAGGCCCAGGCAGACCCTGCATAGCCTTCCGCCTCTTCGGCCCGTGTAGCAGCGGTGGCTGCCGCGTCCGTTGCCGTCTTGGCCGCCTGGCTCGCCGTTTCTGCGTCCGCATGAGCATTCTTGGAAGCCTGGAGCGCATGATAGGCAAAAGCCTGTGCAGCAGTAGTAGCCATCCACTCCATACGGAGACGCATTGTCGCTTCCCCAGGCATAGCGACAAGCAGCGTCCGGTTCTTCATTGGCGGACCGCCTGCCAACTGTGCGACACGAGAAACACCGAGTACGGAAATATGCCCGGAAAACAAAATTCTTTGGGAACCATCATCTGCCTGAACCAGGACATTGTAAGACCATCTTCCTTCCGGCAAGGCGGGGAATGAAAAAATCACCTCATTAGAAGACTCCCCCTTCTCAATGGAAATCTCTACCATCTCCTGATTGGCGGATACAATGCTCCCTGAAAAAATCACGCCGTCCAGAGAAACGGCTTCCCCTGCCATATCCCGAAACAGGGCAGGGAAGGAAAACGGAGTATTCTCCATGCAGGAAAAATGTTCCGTGACGCCCAGGAAATCTAACATGCCTCCCTCTTAGCACACATTTTTGCCGCACGAATACAACCGTAACTTGAACAAGCAAAAAAATCCGCTCCCTGTCGAAACAGGGAGCGGAACAAACAACAACGAATACCCTGGAAAGATAATTAAGCTCCAGCCGTCGCCTTCTCCTTACAAAGAATCTGCACGAAAGATTTTTCGTCTTTCCTGGAAGCCCCATACATGCAAGCGGCATCTGCTCGAACAACAGAAAGGTTCTGATACTTGTCCGGTCGCACGATAGAAAACTTCATCTGATCCCACGGAGAAAGAACCAGGCGGCTCTTGACCCACATCGGACAAATACGATTGCCGTCCTCATCAAACGGCAGCATATTCGTGACCAGGAATCGGACATTCAGCATTGGATTCACCTTGCCATGTTCCAGCACGGAAAAACCGTAATTCTTATTCTTCTGCTCCTCCCACATGATCATCTGCGCCTTCATCGTTGAGGAAATCGCCAGACAAAGAGTGTCGCCGGAAGCCTCGTCCCATGCGTAATTCTCTTCCAGCATGCGCTTGGCTTCAACAATCTGGTCCAGCAGGAACCCGGCAGGATTCTTCGTCCCATCCATCTTGAAATCAGCAGGAACAACCAGACTTGGATCAAGATTGGTCAACGTGGCGCCTGAATTGCCCGTGTAATTAGGTGCAAGCATTCCCCCGCAAACACTATCCGAAGTTGTACGGATGCGGAACTTTCCGGGATTATCCGTATCGGGAACCACCCCAAGCAAAACCTGATCAAGCAGCCTCTTGCCGGCCTTCTTCATTTCCGAGATAAAATCGCTGATACTGAGTTCAAGGTCGTTCAATAGGATGTTGTCAATATCATCCTTGTGAAGAGAGTCCGCATAACGTTGAGGTTTAATTACACGCTTCCCCATGGAAAGCTCGTGCGGGCTGGCCTCTACGAATCTGTTGCCGATCTCCTTGAACTCCGTCTTGCCCACATAGGGAATCTCCATATCTTTCCCGCGACCGGGGAGAACGGAACAATACGGCTCAAGAATAGACGTAACCTGTTGAATCTCACGCTCGAAAATTGTCGAATACTTCGTGCGGAGCATATCTGCAATAGAAAGATTAAACTCCATGCCCCTGTCATTGCACGGAACGTGATCGGAGACATACAACCACGACTTGAACAAAAACGCCCACGACTTGAACAAAACAATCAAAAGCGCAGCCTGGAAGCCTGTTCCTTGCTGTGCTCGTCGCGCAAATGACCATACACCCGCATGGCGAGAGCGCCCCCGTCCTGGTGCCCCAGCCACTTGGCCACGGTCGGAATATCTACTCCCTGCTCAATACACGTCGTGGCGAAAAAATGGCGCAGATCATGCACCCGGACATGGGGCAACCCCAGGCGGACACAGGCATTTGTAAGAGCTTTCCTTGGGTTTTCAATAACGAACACAGGAGATGTTGCGGTCAAGTTATTGTTTGTTTTTTTCATCCGCTCAATCACATCCCGTAGAGCTGGGTTAATATACAATATCCGTCTTTTGACTGCATGTTTAATTGCCGGGACGGATATGGAGTCTTTTCCAATATCGCCCCATACCAAGCGTCGGGCTTCTTCAATCCGCAGACCAGAGTAGGCCAAAAAAGCCACCATATCTGCTGCAGGGGAATCAAGGCTCTTTTCCCGGTACTTTCGCAGTAAAGGAGCACGCCTGATTTCTTCTACAATACGAACAAATTCTTCTTTTCCCGGGATGAAAAATTCCGTCGGTTTCAGACTCAATCTCTCCAGTTTTGCGGTAGGGTCTGAAACTACGTACCCGGAATCCCTGAGCATAGCAAATATTTTTCGAACTGCACCAAGAGCTCCATTGGCCGTTCTTGGCGAACAACTCTGTGCTTTTTTGGTCCACCATAACCGGCACATATTGGCCGTGATGGCTTCCGCTGCCACATCTTGTTCAACCAGCTTGCGAGCATGCTCCGCGAAAAGCAGAGCAGATTCAAGGGCCCTAGGTTTAAGATTGGGCCTCATCTTTTGCTGGGCAATGTAGGTATCTACCGCTACATACCAAGAGATGTTTCCGATAGTCGGGGTATTTGTCCCCATCTCCTGCAAAAAGGCAGCCATTTTGGCAATAGCCTCATTTATATCCTTTGTTTTAAGTGAACGTCTTATCGTTTTTCGGCCACCTTGTCTGGAATCCACACGAGCATAGTAAATGCCAGAATTCTTTTCCCGGTACAAGTGGGCGTAATCGGTAGGCTCGAAGTATTGACGCATACCCATCTCTTGCCATTCCTGTGACCCCAACACAACATTTTTTCATTTTGACGTGTGGCCTGACGTGTGGCTAATCTAAAAACAGGGGAAAACAAAAACCGCTGTAAGCGTTTCAGCTTACAGCGGTTAAAAATGGTCGGGTTGACAGGATTCGAACCTGCGACCCCCTGCACCCCATGCAG